TGAATAGCAGCGGGGCCCACAGATGGATGAACTGCCCCGGATCGGTGAAGATCTCCGAGCAGTTCCCTGCATCGTCTTCGATCTACGCGGACGAGGGAACACTGGCCCACGATGCTGCAGAGCAGCTGATCAAGACGCAGAAGGTCTCAGCTGCACACAAGGGCAAAATCACGAAGTTCTACGGAGAACACCCGGAACTGGGCGGAAGTGTGGCCGAGATGATCACAACCCTGGAGCCTTATGTTGACTTCGTCCAGGAAGAGTACGCAGAAGCGCAGAAAACAGACGCAGGCGCCCAGCTCCTCACAGAGCAGAAGGTCGACCTCTCGAACTGGATCCCGGAGGGCTTCGGCACCACAGACGTGGCCATCATCGGAGGCAAGACGCTCCACATCATCGACCTGAAATATGGCAAGGGCGTCCCGGTCTTCGCAGAAGGCAACCCACAGCTCAGACTCTACGCGCTCGGCACTCTGGCCATGCTGGAGATGATCTACGACATCGACGAGGTGAAGATGACGATCTACCAGCCGCGCATCGATAACGTCTCGAGCGACAAGATCCCCGCAGCAGAGCTCAAGAAGTGGGGCGAGGAGCAGGTCAAGCCTGCCGCCGAGCTCGCACTCTCAGACAATGCTCCCTTCGCTGCAGGTAGCTGGTGCCAGTTCTGTCCGGCAAGGCAGCAGTGCAGAACACGCGCCGAGAACTTCCTGAGCCTGAAGGAATACAAGAAGAAGGCACTCCTCTCTCATGAGGAGATCGGCAAGATCCTCGGAGAAGTCGACGGCCTGGTGAAGTGGGCCGAAGATCTGAAGGATGGAGCCCTGACGAGAGCCCTGGAGGGTGAGAGCTTCCCCGGCTGGAAGGTAGTCGAAGGCAGAAGCATCCGAAAGTACTCCGGAACGGAAGAAGAGATCGTTCGCCAGTGTGAGGGCGCAGGATATGACCACGCGCTCCTCTATGAGACCAAGCTCCTCACCGTCTCCGCTATGGAGAAGATGATGGGCAAGAAGCAGTTCGCCGAAGTCCTGGGCGATTACGTTGAAAAACCTGCAGGCAAGCCAACGCTCGCACCGGAAGATGACAAGCGTCCGGCCATAGTAAACAACAGCGCCGCGGAAGACTTCGCGGATGAATAAATCACAAGGAGGAATTGAAAAATGGCAAGTAGAAACGGAAAGAAAGTGATCACGGGCAAGGTAAGGTTCTCATATCTTCATGTGTTTGAGCCTTATGCAGCCCAGGCAGGACAGGAGGAGAAGTACAGCGTGTGCCTGCTCATCCCTAAGTCTGACAAGGTGACGCTCCAGCTCATCCAGGAAGCAGTCGCAGAGGCAACTGACGAAGGACAGAAGACCAAGTGGGGCGGCAAGGTTCCGAAGAACCTCAAGCTCCCCCTCAGAGATGGCGACACTGAGAAGGATCTCGACGAGAACCCTGAGTACGAGGGCATGTACTTTTTAAATGCTACCAGCAAGAGACAGCCTGGACTCGTAGACAGTCACAAGATGGAGATCTTCAGCGCTGAGGACTTAAAGAGTGGCGACTGGGGTCTCGCTTCCATCAACTTCTTCCCCTTCTCCGCATCCGGATCCAACGGTGTGGGCGTAGGGCTCAACAACCTCATGAAGAAGGAAGACGGCGAGGCTCTCGGCGGAACCTTCACCAAGGCTGAGGACGACTTCGAGGGAGAATTTGAGGATGAAGATGGCCTCCTCGATTGAGCTCGGCATCGACATCGAAACATACAGCTCTGTGGACATCAAGAACGGGGCCTACGCATACAGCGAGGCCCCGGACTTTGAAGTCCTGCTCATCGGTTACAAGTTCAGCGACGAGAACGACATCGTCTGCCTGGATCTGACTGCAGAAGACAAGGACGACCTCTATGCGAAGCATAAGCGCTTCTGGGAAGCCCTTGCGGATCCTGCAGTAATTAAGACAGCATACAACGCCAACTTCGAGCGCACATGTCTGGCCAAACACACCGGTCAGCTCATGCCTCCCGATCAGTGGCGCTGCACCATGATCCTGGCGGTCCAGCTGGGCCTCCCTCGTGCCCTGGAAAACGTCGGCCCCGCGCTCGGACTGTCTGAGGAAGAACAGAAAAAGAAAACCGGCAAGGCGCTGATCCAGTATTTTTGTAAGCCTTGCAAGCCCACAAGATCCAACGGCGGCAGAACCAGGAACACAGCCGTCAATGCACCGGAGAAGTGGGAACTATTCAAAGAATACAACATCGGAGACGTAGCAACAGAACAGGCCATTCTCAAGCGCCTCAGAGACTTCCGTCCCGATGATAAGGAGCAGGCGCTCTGGTCACTCGATCAGATCATAAACGATCGAGGCGTCCTTCTGGACGTGGACATGGCCGAGAAGATCGTCGGCTTCGATACATTAAGAAGCGAGGAGCTGCTCCAGGAGTCCAGGGAACTGACAGGACTCTCCAATCCGAACAGCCTCCAGCAGCTCAAGCCCTGGCTGAGTGAACACGGACTTCCTGCAGAGAGCCTTCGCAAGGATGACGTGGAAGAAGCTCTTCAGGCCCCTGATCTTGATCCGGACGTCCGGAGAGTTCTGGAGATCCGCCAGGCACTCGGGAAGACTTGCGTCAAGAAAAACCGGACGATGATCGACATCGCCGGAGCGGATGGAAGAGCCCGGGGCATCATGCAGTTCTATGGTGGCCACACAGGCAGATGGGCGGGGCGTTCTTTGCAGCCGCAGAACCTCGCCAGGAACACCATGCCGGACGATGAGCTCGATGCAGCTCGTGATCTGGTCAAGATGGGAGACTTTGAGGGGCTCGAGATGCTCTTCGGAGAACCGGCTCCGGTCTTCTCCCAGCTGGTGAGGACGGCGTTCATCCCATCACCGGGCAACCGGTTCGTCGTGAGTGACTTTTCGGCCATCGAGGCCAGGGTGATCGCATGGATCGCCGGAGAGGAGTGGCGCCTGGATGTCTTCAGGAATGACGGCGACATATACTGCGAGAGTGCGAGCCGCATCTACCACGTCCCGGTCGTGAAGCACGGCATCAACGGAGAGCTCAGACAGCGCGGCAAGGTCGCAGAGCTGGCCCTGGGATATGGTGGATCAGTCGGAGCCATGAAGAGCATGGACACCACCGGCTCAGTACCGGAGGAAGAGATGGGCGGCATCGTCCAGCAGTGGAGACGCGAGTCTCCTGCCATCGTGAGGATGTGGAAGGAGTGCCAGAACGCGGCCGTCTCGGTTATATCCGGAAGACAGCCCCGCAGAGTGATCCAGTCGCTCCAGGGGACAACCTTCTACAAGGAGATGGTGGCCGGGACTCCGGTGCTCTTCATCAAGCTCCCCTCAGGCCGTCCGATCTCCTTCTGGGATCCAAAGGTCATGGACTCAGAGATGGGCCCGCGCGTCACTTATATGACACAGAACCAGACCACGAAGAAGTGGGAACGCACTGAGACATACGGCGGAAAGATCACCGAGAACATCGTCCAGTCAGTCGCTCGTGACTGCCTGGCTGAAAAGATGAAGCAGCTGACCGGCCAAGGGTACGACATCGTCTTCCATGTGCATGATGAGATGATCCTCGACGTGCCGAGAGAGGACAAGCAGGCCGCGAAGCTGGTGGACAAGATAATGGCGGAGCCGATCGAGTGGGCGCCGGGCCTTCCATTAAAGGGCGGAACCTACGAGTGCGACTTCTACCGGAAAGACTAAGGAGAGAACCATGCAAGAAATGACAATTCAATACAAAACAAACGGAGGCCACGGCACCATGCGCCTGAACCTGGACAACTGCTTCCCGTGTTCGCTTGCCTGGCTCCGGAAACTGCTGAGGGTGGTGGATATGTCCGAGAAGAGCGAAGAGCTCCGGGCTGACCTTGTGATCTACCTGAACGAACGCCTCGACGAGGTGGCTGACGACAAGAGCGCCATCGAGAAGAAGAGGGAGCTCGCGAACAGAGCGGTGGACTATAAGACCAAAGCGAAGGAGCACGAGGAGCAGATCGAAAAACTACTACGGCAGGAGGAGACCTGCAAGAAGCTCGTGAGCATCAACGCCCGGGACAAAGAGAAGAGAGTGATCTGCAAGGCCGAGCTCGCAGATCTTCGCAAGAAGATCAAAGAGGAGCGGAGCCACATGAGGACATACCAGTCCCAGGCAAGAGCGGCGGAGCAGAGCTTCGCAAAGATGGTACAAGACGAGAAGAAGCTCAGGGAGGACCTTGAGCTCCTCGGACGGGAGGATTGAAGAAGATGGCAGCACAAGACAACATACTGAAAATGGAGGAGAAGGTCGTCCTCGGCCTGCAGCATGATCCGACGATCTGGATCTCTGAAGGTGCCAGCCGCTTTTCTACCTCCTGGAAGAACAAGAAGATCCGCTGGGCGGAGCTCCTGGCAAGGCTGAAAAACGCCACCATGACCCAGGAGACGCAGGCCGAGTACTTGAAGATGACCAAGCCTCAGCAGGATCAGATCAAGGACGTCGGCGGCTTCGTCGGCGGAACCTTAAAGAGCGGGAGACGTAAGTCTGACACGGTAGAGATCAGGAGCATCCTGACCTTCGACCTGGACTTCGCTCCGAAGGACTTCGTGGAGACGATGCAGCTCGAGGCTCCCTATGCCTGGGCGATCTATTCCACACACAAGCACAAGGCAGACAACCCTCGCCTGCGCCTGATCGTTCCGCTGGACAGAGATGTCAACCCGGAAGAGTACGAGGCGATCATGAGAAAGATGGCCGAAGGCATCGGGCTCGAATATTTCGACAGCACAACCTTCCAGCCTTCGCGCCTCATGTACTGGCCGAGCTATTCAAGGGACGCGGAGTACGTCTTCGAGTACAACGACGACAAGCTCCTCAGCGCAGACAAGATCCTCGCAGAATATCCTGACTGGACGGACATCTCATACTGGCCAGTGTGCCCGGATGAGGTTCGGATCCAGAAGAAGAGACTGGAGAAGCAGCAGGATCCTCTGAAGAAGAAGGGCCCGATCGGAACCTTCTGCCGCACCTATACAGTGCCGGAAGCGATCGCGGAGTTCCTTCCGGATGTCTACCACAAGACCGGAGACAAGGACGACCGCTACACCTACGCAGCGGGCTCAACGTCCGGGGGCTTAGTTATTTACGACGACGGCCTCTTCTGCTACTCAAACCACTCAACGGATCCGGCCCACGGGATGGATCTGAACGCCTTCGACCTTGTGAGGATCCACAAGTTCGGCCACGAGGATGATGACATCCAGGAAGGCACACAGACGACAAGGCTCCCTTCATATAAGTCCATGATCGACCTGATCAGAACGGACAAGAACTGCATCCGCACCTTCGACGCAGAACGTCACGCGGCAGCAGCCGACGACTTCGCAGGAGAAGAGGCAGAAGGGACTCCGAGGGAGTGGAAGCTGGAGCTGACAAGAACGAAGCAGGGGCTCGTGGAGCCTACCATCGAGAACCTTCTGATGATCTTCAGAAACGACGACGGGCTCAAGGGCATCCGCTTCAATGTTCTCTCAGGCTTCATCGAGATCACCTCACCGGTGCCATGGAAGAAGGAGCTCTCCGAGTGGAAGGACTCAGACGACTCGAACTTATACGTCTATCTGTCCACAGAGTACAACGCCTTCAAGCGCGTGGACATCAATGACGTGCTCACGGCCATCGCGAAGGAGAGAGCCTTCCACCCGGTCCGTGAATATATCGACAGCCTTCCGGACTGGGACGGCGAGCCGAGGATCGAGACGCTCCTGATCGACTACCTGGGAGCCGAGGACGGCGAGTACACCAGAGAGGTCACAAAGCGCTGGCTGATCGCTGCAGTGTCGAGGGCTCTGCGCCCTGGCTGCAAGTTCGACTACATCCCGGTGCTCTCAGGCCCCGGAGGAATAGGCAAGAGCACACTGATCGCCAAGCTGGGCGGCAAGTGGTTCTCCGACTCGCTATCGTTCGAGGATATGAAGGACAAGACAGCCGCAGAGAAGATCCAGGGCACCTGGATCAATGAGATCTCAGAGCTGAAGGGCATGAGGAAGATGGAGGTGGAGAGCGTGAAGAGCTTCATCTCAAGAACAGAGGACCTCTACCGCGCCAGCTACGGCCGGAGAGCAGAGAGACATCTGAGGAACTGCGTCTTCATCGGCACCAGCAACGCGGAGGACTACCTGAAGGACATCACCGGCAACAGACGCTTCTGGCCGGTAGACTGCTCCGGAGAACATACGAAGAACGCCTGGGATCTTACCCCTGAAGCGGTAGCGCAGCTCTGGGCCGAGGTCATGTTCTACTATGACGCCCTGGACGACAAGAGCCTGGTGCTCAACGCGGACATGGCCAAGGTGGCCACAATGAAGCAGATCATGGCGCTGGAGCAGGACGAACGACTCGGACTCGTCCAGGACTACCTCGACAAGAAGCTCCCGGCCAACTGGGCCGAGATGGATCTCACAGACAGACGCTTCTGGCTGGATAACCAGGAAGGAGGCGAAGGCGTAGAGGTCCGTGACACTGTCAGCGTCATGGAGATCTGGGCGGAGTGCTTCAGGATGACGCCTGCTGCAAAGAAGAGATCAGACTCCGATGACATCGTCAGGATCCTCACGCAGCTGGGCTGGATCAGAGAGGGCCGAAAGACCCGAAAGCTGCCTATTTATGGGGCGCAGGGCTACTATGTAAGGCCTGAAGAAAACAGCAGGGTCAAAAAATAGCTGTTTACCGGCGCATAGGTAAACAGCGCAGGCTGTTTATAAAATACGTTTACCGCCTTAAACCGCATAAAATCAAGGGTTTGAGGGTAATCGGTAAACAGTAAACAGTTCTATAATAATATTTTTTATTTTATGTATATATATACATATAAAAACATATATATAGGGATATATAGAGAGTGTAAACCACTGTTTACCGGAGGAAGAATATGCTGGAAAAAGAAATCGAAAAAAAGCTGGTCGAAGGAGTTCACAAGATCGGCGGCCGCGCGTATAAGTTCGTGTCGCCTGGGAATGACGGCGTGCCGGATCGGATGGTATGCCTGCCAGGCGGTTCGGTGATCTTTGCGGAATTAAAAACCGAAGTCGGCAAACTATCGAGCAGGCAAAAAGTCCAGATCAGGACGCTCCAAGCTCTCGGGCTTGAAGTCCGCGTTCTGTATGGCATGGCCGACGTGGAGGACTTCCTGAAGGAGGTCACGCATCAGGTCGAGAACTTCCAGCGACTGGCAGGGAGGATCCGATGAAATACACACCACACAGCTATCAGGGAAGGGCGAAGGACTTCATCCTTGAGCATGAGGCCTGCGGGCTCTTCCTGGAGATGGGACTCGGCAAGACGGTCATCACCTTGACAGCGATCGACGAGCTTCTGAACGACCGGTTCGAGGTCTCGAAGGTCTTAGTCATAGCACCGCTTCGAGTAGCCGAGGACACCTGGAGCAGGGAGTCCAAGAAGTGGGACCACCTGCAGCACTTAAAGATCGCGAAGATCTTAGGCGACGCGGCCACAAGGAAGGCCGCACTGAAGAAAAACGCGGACATCTATGTGATCAACCGCGAGAATGTGGTCTGGTTAGTGGAGCACCTGGAGAAGGAGCGGATCAAGTGGCCGTTCGACATGGTCGTGATCGACGAGCTCTCGAGCTTCAAGAGCAACCAGGCCAAAAGGTTCAAGGCACTGAGGAAGATGAGGCCGATGATCGACCGCATCGTGGGGCTGACCGGAACACCGGCGGCGAACAGTCTGATGGATCTCTGGGCGGAGATGTATCTCCTGGACAGAGGCGAGAGACTGGGCCGTACTCTCACAGCCTACCGGGGCAACTGGTTCCGGCCGGGCTATGGCAACGGGTACGTCACCTACAAGTGGGAGCCGAGACGCGGAGCACTGGAGCAGATCACGAAGAGGATCTCGGACATCACGGTCAGCATGAAGGCGGAGGACTATCTGACACTGCCGGACAAGATCGAGAACACCGTGGAGGTGCATCTGGATCCGAAGGCCGAGAAGGCATACAAGGAGATGGAGCGGGAGAGCCTTCTGGAGATAGAGGGCGACGAGATCGCAGCCATGGACGCGGCGGCCGTCATGTCGAAGCTCCTGCAGCTTGCGAACGGCTTCGTCTATGACGCGAAGCACGACAGCCGGTTCATCCACAGCGCGAAGCTGGAAGCCCTGGAAGAGATCGTCGAGGCGGCGGACGGCAGTCCGGTCCTTGTGTTCTACAACTTCCAGGCGGACAAGGATGCGATCCTGGCAAAGTTCCATGAAGCGAGACTCCTGGAGAACGACTCCACCATCGAGGACTGGAACAAGGGCAAGATCAAGATGCTACTGGCGCATCCGGCCAGCGCGGGCTTCGGCCTGAACCTTCAGGACGGCGGCCACATCATGGCATGGTACGGACTGCCGTGGAGCCTTGAGCAATATCTCCAGGCAGTAGCAAGACTTCAGAGGCAGGGGCAGAAGTACCCGGTCATGGTCTACCACATCATCACGGCGGGAACCGTGGACGAGCAGGTGGCCAAGAGCCTGGCGAAGAAGGACATGACACAGAGCGCACTGATCGAGGTCTTAAAGGACCGGAAGCAGGGCTACAAGTAACAAGAAAAGGAGCGAGAACATGAAGAACACACTGACAGACCTGAACAACCACCTCTTCGAGGAGCTGGAGAGACTCAACGACGAGGAGCTGGATGACGAGCAGATCGAGCGAGAGCTGAAGAGGGCGGAGGGCATGACCAAGATCGCCCAGCAGATCATCCAGAACGGCGAGCTGGCATACAAGACCATGGTCCACATGGACGAGTACGGCTACAACGTCGACAAGAAAACAGTGCCGGCGATGCTGGAGACGAAGGGAGGCACCGTATGAGCCGGCGCTACCCGAAGGAGATGATCGAGTTCGTAAAAGAGCACGGCCAGGAGGGCACCGTCGAGGAGATGGCCGAGAGGGTCCGGCAGGAGTTCGGCATCGTGATCGAATACCCAGCCATGAAGAGCTTCTTCTCGAACCACAAGATCCACGCGGCACCAAGGAAAGGAAGAACGAGACCGGAGAAGAAGATCACGACCCCGGAGATGGATGCCTTCATCCGGGAGAACTACGTCGGAACCGGTCACAAGGCCATGGCCGACATGGTCAACGAGAAGTTCGGCACCAGCTTCACGAAGGAGCAGATGAAGGCATACTACGCGAGGAACAAGCTGAACAGCGGACTGACCGGACGCTTCGACAAGGGCCACGAGCCCTGGACAAAGGGCAAGCACTGGGACGAGTATATGAGCCCGGAGGCCCAGGAGCACAGCCGGCAGACCTGCTTCGAGCACGCGCACATCCCGGACAACCATCTCCCGGTGGGAACCGTCCGGAAGACGAAGGACGGCTACCTGATCAAGAAGGTGAAGGAGCGGGGCTACCAGTGGGACAGATGGAAGCTGCTGCACCGTCTTGTGTGGGAAGAGCACAACGGCCCGGTGCCTGAGGGCAAGATCGTCGGCTTCAGAGACGGCAACAAGGAGAACTGCGACATCGACAACCTGGTGCTGATGACGATGGGAGAAAACGCAGTCATGAACAAGAGGGGCTACAGAAGCACCGGCAACGTCGAGATCGCGGACGCAGGGCTCACACTGGTGAGACTCGAAGCAGCGATCAAAAACAAGAAAAAGCGGAGGAAAACGACAAAATGAGGGTATATCTAAGCGGCCCGATCACGGGCGTGGAGAACTATCGCGACAACTTCAGAAACGCAGCGGAGCGACTACGAGCTGATGGCATCATGGACATCATCAACCCGGCGGAGCTCTGCGAGGTGCTCCCACTGGAGTCAACAAGCTGGGAGGAATATCTGAGCATAGACCTGCACCTGATCGACCTGGCCCAGTGCCTTGTGCTTCTTCCGGGATGGAGGGAGTCAAAAGGAGCCCAGCGTGAATATGGTTACGCGCTGGCGAAGGATCTGATGATCTGGGAGATGGACGAGTAGGAGGTGGGCCACGATGACGGACAAAGTGTACGAGTTTTTGAACGGGCCGAAGTTCACGGCTGAGCAAATACAAGCGAAAAAGAGAAAAAGGACGGAGAGGCTCCTGGCGATGGTTCCCGGGGCTATCCGTTACGACACGCCACGAGTCCAGTCATCTCCGAGTGACCGCATGAGCGAGATCATGGGAGAGGTCGACGAGCTTGATCAGGAGATCGAAGACCTCAGAGAGCTGCTTCGGCAGAGGAGGCAGGAAGTCGCAGATCTGTCCAGGAGGGAGCTGGACGAGCAGGCCTGCAGGGTGATCATCCTGAGATATATCGACGGCCTGCAGTGGCGGGATGTGGCTGCTGCCGTTCACAAGAGCGAGCGCACCGTCTTCCGGATCCATAAAGACGCGACCGATATTTTTGACGGCCTGCTGTAAGCAAAATGTTGTATTTATCCACATAATTATCCACAAAATGTTGACAATGACAGCCGCGATATAGTAAAATTATAGCGTGGACAAGTATGAAAAGCGAGCGAGGGACATCCACCCAGGGCTCGCTTTTTGCATATCCTCCTGGCGCGCGGGCTCCGGGCGTCTTCTCTGGAGCCCATCTTTGAAGGGAAGGAGGTGATCGCGTGGCCAAGAGTAAGTACGAGGCATGGTTGACCGACGACGGTCTTCTTCGCATTGAAGGCTGGGCGCGCGATGGCCTCACAGACGAACAGATCGCCCACAACATGGGGATCTCAAGGAAAACACTGGCGGAGTGGAAAAACAAATATGCTCCCATAGGTGACGCCTTAAAAAATAGCAAGGAAGTCGTGGATCGCATCGTCGAGAACGCACTCTTCAAGAAGGCCTGCGGCTACACCGTGCAGGTGAAGAAGCCGATCAAGGTCCGGAAGGTTGAGTACAACGACGAGACGGGCAAAAAGATCCGCGAGGTTGAAGAGATCGTTGAAACAGTCGAAGAGGTCCACGTTCCGGCCGACACGACTGCGCAGATCTTCTGGCTGAAGAACCGGAAGCCGGAAGCATGGCGCGACAAGGTTCTCTACACTGACGAGAGTGAGCTGGAGAAGCTCGACGAGCTGATCGGCTCCATCGACAAGCTGGCGACGAAGAAATGAGCGAGAGCTTGAACTTCTCGGAGATGCAGCTCGACTACTGGAGGAACGCTTCGCGACGGTGGAATATTAAGACCGGAGCGACCGGATCGGGCAAGACTTTCCTCGACTTTTACATGCTGCCGAAAAGGATCCGCGCCTGCACGGGCGCCGGCCTGATCACCCTGATCGGCAACACACGCGGAACGCTCTCCCGCAACATCCTCGACCCTCTCCGCGGTATCTACGGCGAGAGAATGGTCGGCATGATAAGGAGCGACAACACGGCCGACCTTTTTGGCAAGAAGGTCTACTGCCTGGGAGCTGACAAGATCAACCAGGTGGCCAAGATCCAGGGCGCGACGATCGAGTACGCATACGGCGACGAGATCACAACCTGGAGCCAGGAAGTCTTCGAGATGTTAAAGTCTCGACTTCGATGTCCGAACAGCTGCTTCGACGGAACGTGCAACCCGGCAGACCCGGAGCACTGGATGAAGAAGTTCCTGGACTCGGACGCTGACGTCTATCTGCAGGAGTACACGATCTACGACAATCCCTTCCTCCCTAAGGGCTTCGTGGACGAGCTCTGCAAGGAGTACGCAGGGACGGTCTACTATGACCGCTACATCCTCGGCCAGTGGGCCAGAGCTGAGGGCCTGGTCTTCAGGTTCTTCGCAGACAACGAGGAGCCGTACCTCTTCGACGATGCCGAGCTCTACGATGAGAACGGCAAGCTGAAGCAGAAGTTCAGCAAGATCGTCATGGGCGTCGACTTCGGAGGCAACGGATCGCAGACGACCTTCGCCCTCTGGGGCTACATCGGAAACTATCACGAGTTCAGGATCCTCGAAGAGGGAGGCCTGCCACTCACTGAAGACATAAATGCGCAGGACATCTGCAACGCCTGGCTGGCGTTTTACAAGCTGGTGCTGAAGAAGTACGGAAGGGTCGACTGGATCTTCCCAGACTCGGCCAGCACGACCATGATCAACTCACTCCGCTCGACTGCTGCCGCGAACGGACTGCCGAAGGGCAACATCGCCGGGTGCAGGAAGAACGAAGTGAAGGATCGCCCGCTGACGATCTCCAGGCTGTTCAACTCGGGCCGCCTGAAAGTCAACCGCCGCTGCGAGAATACACGCAAGGCGCTCAGATCGCTCGTGTGGGATCCAAAAGAACCGGACAGACCGGAGGACAAGAACATCGGCAACATCAACGACTGGTATGATGCGAACTGCTACTGCTTCCTGGACTTCGTCGAGTATATTGATTTAGCAAATTAAGGAGGGCCCGATCGAATGGATGACAGACAGAAGGTCACAGCGGCCATCGAAAAACTCAAACAGCTGGGCTTCACCTATAACCAGAAGGCCCAGAACATCATCGAAGAGTGCGACCAGTGGTACACCAACGAGGAGAGCGAGTTCCACACCCGCAAGAACCTCAACGACCAGGAGGTGAAGCTGGAGAAGCTCAACTTCGCGAAGAGATGCTGCGCGGATGATGCGAACCTCTGCGAGATCGTAGAGATCAACGCAGGCGAGAGCGAGAACAAGTTCGACGGCGTTCAGGAGATCCTGGACGAGAACCGCTTCGGCGTTATGTACCGCAAGCAGCTCGAACGACTTGCAGCATCCGGCACGGTGGGCGCCTACATCAGACTGGACAACGCCACACTGCTCGACAATGGCAGCGTGACGGGCGGAGACATCCGCATCAATTACATCAACGCAGCCGGCATCGCGCCGTTGACCGTCGAGAACGACGAGATCATCGAGTGCGCCTTCGTCGGCTCTGACCTTGTAAGAGGCAAGAACGAGCAGACCCTTGTGGTCTTCCAGCGTGACGAGAAGGGACTGTACACAGCGGAGACCTTCGTCTTCGACGAGAACAACCGCGAGATCGCAGACCGCCACGTCATCCTCCAGCTCGGAGACGTCAAGCCGTTCTCGATCATGAGGACCGCAGAGGTCAACAACCTGGACGACATGGAAGGCTATGGCCTGCCGAAGTTATACAACGCCATCCCGGCGCTGAAGATCGTCGACTTGTGCTGGAACATCCTGAACGGAGACCTCAGCAAAGGCGACAAGCTCCTGCTGATCAATGAACTGCTGGCCACCATCAAGAAGAACGACGAGGGCAAGCCGGTCATGACAGCGGAGCAGAAGAAGCTCTTCATCCTCCTGGGCGAGAAGCTCCCGGATCAGAAGAGCCTCATCCAGGAATACAACCCGGAGATCCGCACCGGACAGATCAAGGAAGCCATGGAGCTCGCGCTCTCACTGCTCTCCATGATGTTCGGCTACGGCACGAAGAAATACACGTTTGAGAACGCTCAGATCCAGACGGCGACCCAGTACATCGGGGAGCGCCAGGACGAGATGCAGGAGCTCAACAAGCAGAGGCAGGAAGCCATCGACTACATCGAAGGACTGGTCGAGGCGATCATCTGGTTCTCGAACACCTTCCAGGGAACCACCTGGGAGCTTGACGAGGAGATCTGCGTCGAGTTCGATGACAGCTACATCGAAGACAAGAACAGCAAGCTGGAGCGCATGAGAGCGGACGCTCTCTCCTTCCCTGAGGTGAAGGAGTTCACGATCCAGTACGTCATGGAGGTCCTCAACTGCGAACGCGAGGAGGCGATCAGCTACATCAACGGCGAAGATCCTGATGCAGATGATGAAACGGAGGACTAAAGCATGGCATTGACGGATGAACAGATCGAGAAGCTGGCGGACAAGTACCTCGTCGGCCTATATCAGAACATGGAGAAGGACGTGCTGCAGGACATAGCCCGCAGAGTCCGCAAGACCGGAAGACTGACAGAGACCGCTGAGATCATGGCCCGCAACATGCACGAGCAGGGCTTCTCCACTGCTCAGATCTACGCCGAGGTCATGAGGATCCTGCAGGCGGATCCGGCATACATCAAAGAAGTGGCCGAGAACACGAAGGCATACAAGGCCGAGGTCACTGAGATCATCAAGCAGACCACCCGCGAAGCGAAGGCAGCAGGCAACAAGCTCGTCGCTGACGCGGGCATGATGGCATACAACAACGACTTGAGCATGTGGGAGCTCGCGGGGCAAGACCTCAGCAAGCCCTCAGGCATGTCGCAGATCATCAACTCCTTCCAGAAGGATCTGAACGGACAGCTCAAGAACCTCACCCGGACGACGGGCTTCAAGGGCACGGCGCTCGGCACCACCGGAGTCAAGCAGGCCTACCAGAGAGCACTCGACACAGCGCTCCTGGAAGTGTCCACCGGCTCCTTCTCCTTCGACGAGGCCTGCAACAAGGTCGTGAGGGAGATGGCCCACTCCGGGCTCCGCTCGATTGACTACGCGAGCGGCAGGAGCTACCAGCTCGACACCTCCGCGCGGATGTGCGTGAGGACATCCATGAACCAGATGGCCGGAAGGATCACAGAGGCCAACTGCAAAGAGTCCGGAGTCGATCTCGTGATCGTCTCACAGCACGAAGGAGCTCGTGAAGAGCACGCCGACGTTGAGAACCAGGTCTTCTCGATGTCAGGCAAGTCGGACAAGTACCCGGCCTTCGATGACCCGCTGCCATGTGACGGCGGAGAGGGCGCCGGCTACGGAGACCCGGCCGGCATCTGCGGAGTCAACTGCAGGCACACGTTCTATCCGTACTGGGAAGGGATCAGCGAGATCCCGGAGCCCCTTCCTGAGTATGAGCCCGTGGAAGTCGACGGCAAGGAGTACGACTACTACAAGGCCACGCAGGAGCAGAGAGCGATGGAGCGAGAGATCAGGGCCCTCAAGCGTGAGGAGTATGTGGCGACCGCTGAGGATCGCCAGGAAGTAGATCGCAAGATCAGAGCAAAAACGTCGGAGTATCACCGCTTCAGCAACGAAGTCGGGATCCGACCAAAAGATAATAGGCTTCGGGTCGTTGCTTAGTCCGACGATCCGGGGCTTATATCGCAGGGTGGCGCAGTCCGGAAGCGCGCCTGGTTCCTTTCCAGGAGGTCGCGGGTTCAACTCCCGCCCCTGCTATTTCCCACCGGAGAAAGTCCGGTTAATAAATCATTTTAGGAGGAATGAAACAATGAAGAACATCGAAACTATCTTGAAGGAAGCAGGCCTTGAAGTGACTGCTGAACAGCTGGCAGCAATCGACAAAGAGGTCAAGGAGAACTACAAGACCGCCGTGGACTACGACAAGCAGAAGGACAAGCTCGCAGCGGCCGAGGACAAGGTCAAGACCCTCACAGAGAGCCTGGACAAGTTCAAGGACGTGGATGCGGACAAGCTCAACAGCGAGATCGCAGACCTCAAGAAGCAACTGGAAGAGAAGGACAAGAGCTACAACGCGCAGCTCGCGGATCGCGACTTCGACGACATCGTCAAGGACGCCATCGCAGCGGCCCATGGTAAGAACGCCAAGGCCATCAAAGCACTGCTCGATGTGGACACCCTCAAGGCTTCCAAGAACCAGAAGGCGGACGTCGTTGCCGCTATCAAGAAATTGACAGAGGCGGAGGACAGCAAGATGCTCTTCGGCGAAGACCAGCCGGCGCCGGTCGGCAAGATCGGAGCCATCGGAAAAGTGACTGGAGGCACAAGTGGCGACAGCTTCCTCGACTCGATCAGGGCAGCCGCAGGCCTCCCCGTAAACCAGAATAACAACGGAGGAAATAACAATGGCAAATAGCATCGCATTATTCAAGCAGTACATCTCAGGCGTTCTCGATGAAGTATATAAGAACGCATCACTCACAGCAGTCCTCGACGGCGCGAACGATCTCGTGCAGCAGGGCGCAAACGCAAACGAGCTCCTCATCCCTAAGATGAGCATGGACGGCCTCGGAGACTACTCCAAGAGCGGCGGCTATGTTCAGGGCGATGTGACTCTCCAGATGGAGACAGTGAAGTGCAACTTCGACAGAGGCCGCATGTTCACAGTCGACAGCATGGACAACATCGAGACCGCAGGCGTGGCCTTCGGAAGACTCGCTGGCGAGTTCATCCGCACAAAGGTAGTACCTGAGCTCGACGCTTTCCGTTTTGCGGCTTACGCTGGACTTTCCGGCATCAGCACAACTACTGCAGCAGCTCTTTCAACTGGTGCAGATGTAATCGCAGCGATCTCCGCTGCAGCTGACGGCATGGACAACGATGAGGTTCCTGCTTCTGAGCGTTACCTCTTCATCACTCCTACTCTTTTAGGCCTTGTCAGAGATCTCGACACTACTAAGAGCAAGGAAGTCCTCGCATCGTTCGCTGGTGTAGTTAAGGTTCCTCAGAGCCGCTTCTACACAGCTATCGACCAGCTCGACGGCAAGACATCCGGCGAAGAGGCTGGCGGCTATGCTAAGGCTACGGGCGCAAAGGACATCAACTTCATGATCATCCACAAGCCTGCAGTCATCCAGTTCGAGAAGCATGTCGTTCCTAAGATCGTGACACCTGAGCAGAACCAGGACGCTGACGCGTGGAAGTTCGGCTACAGAAACGTGTCCATCGCTGACGGCTACGACAACAAGGTGAAGGGTATCTACCTCCACAAGAACGCGTAAGGAGGGAGCCTATGAGCAGAACAATCGGATGGATTGATCCTGCTGCCAAGGTTAAAGAAGTTAAGCAGGAGCAGGCTGAAGAGCCTGCTCCGGTTTTAGTTGAAGAGCCTGAGGCAGTGGAGGAAGCCGAAGAAAAGGAACCCGAAGCAGAAGAGCCGGAAGAGCCTGCTGCCAAGGAAGAAAAGAAGCCCGCCAAGAAGGCGGCAACCAAGAAAAAGTAACAAGGAGGGAGCGCTAATATGGCCGCACTTGTATCGTGGGAGTATTACAGCTCCCTTTATTCAGTTGTAACAGAGGACCAGTTCGAGACAGCAGAAGCACTGGCAGAGAAGGAAGTCATCAAGGTCGTGGGGCTCATCCACTGGAGCGAGCTCAACCTTCAGCACCTTGAGGACGAGATCTACGGCGACCAGCTGAAGGACTGCATCTGCAAGGTGATCAACTACCGCGCAGAAGCTCCGAAGGCTCAGGGCCGCGGAGTCGCTTCCGTATCGAACGACGGCTACTCTGAGAGCTATGTGCTGCAGACGCAGTCGCAGGCCGACGAGGAGCTGGGGAAGAACATCCGCGCCTGGCTGTCCGGGACCGGACTCGTGAGGGCGTACTGATGGGATTATTCAATGATACAGTAACAATTTACCAGAAGCAGGCGAACGGGACGACACTGCGCACGGTCGTCAAGGGCGTGCAGTGGTCAGACGTTACGGACAAGAGCATGATGACCGGAAGGTTGACACTCTCCAAGAGTGCGAACATCACCTTCCCGGAGGAAGTGCTCCACCTGGTCGACTTTTCGCGATATACGGAAGAGGACGCCATCTTCTTCGGTGAGCTCACTGATGAAGTGACCACCGTGAGAGGCTCAAGGCTCTCCGATCTTCTCCAGGCGCATCCGAAGAGCGGCATCATCCGGAGCGTCAACGACAACTCGAACCGCGACCTGCTCAGGAATGTCAAGGTGGTGGTGTACTGATGCCTAACATGTTCACATTGAAAAGTGTCGAAGTGGATCCGGACAAGATCATGCAGTCCAGAGGTCTCTCTGCGAACGGTGAGGTCCAGCGCTTCATCGACAGCGAGGTCCTTCGCTACTGCGAGCCGTACGTTCCGTTCGATCAGGGCACACTGATCCAGAGCGGCATCATCAACACGGTGGTCGGCTCCGGGGAGGTAAAGTACAGAACACCATACGCTCGGCGCTGGTATTACATGCCGGCGAACTTCCAGGAAGCGCCACGGCGTGGCAATTACTGGTTCGAGCGTGCGATCAAGCAAGAAGGCGGCAAGGACAAGATCCTTGACGGCGCGAGAAAACTCGCAGGAGCAAAGTCATGACAATATCTGCAGCAGTCGCTTCCTGGCTCTCGTTCTACGAAGCGATGGAAGTAGACACCAACCACATCAAGGACGGCTCCGACCAGTTCGGACTGTTCAAGTCGCCAACCAGGACGACGAAGGAGTACAACAACGGAAGCTATGAGATCACAGAGTTCTATCAGTTCTACGCTCGCCAGGCATCAGTCAGCGAGGAGGACAGAAAAGACTCGGACGCATGGCTCGAGGATCTGGCCTACTGGGCCGACGACTTCCCGTTCGAGTACGCCTACCCGGCACTGGACGGCAATCGAAAAATCAACAAGATCGAATTGACGGGCATCCCGTACCCGATGGAGGCAAGCTCCTCCGACACCTTGTACCAGATGTCCCTGGCGATCACTTATACACGAGAAAGAGAGGTATAAACACATGTCAGATTTAACCAGACTCAAAAAGCACAAGACCATCCCGTTCATCAACATCGGGACAGCCGCAGCACCTACATGGGCCCGCATCGGCAAGTCGACCATCTTCGACCTCACTCTCAACGCCAACGTTGTGACCAGTGACTTCATCGAGGACGAGATGCCGACAGACGACATCACCTACTACAAGCCTACACTCCCTCAGGAGCTGCAGACAAACGCAGGCGACGATGCCTTCGACTACATCTATGACAAGTTCTACAACCTGCCTACCGGTGAGGAAGTCAAGGAGGACGTGCTCATCGTCTTCGCTGGTGCTGCATCACCTTATAAGGCATGGAGATCCAATGCGACTATGGTCCTCAAGGATCTCAACACAGTCGACGAGAAGATCCTCTTCGACCTCAACTTCGGCGGAACTATCTCCCGCGGCACTGCAACAGTGACCGACGGCGTGCCTGAGTTCACACCTACCGTCTAAAAACCAAGCAAAAAGAAGGAGAACACTATGATCTACACAGTTATTTTACACAACCACAGCTACGATCTGCCGGCGAAGACGCTCGCGATCACAGAGAAGCTCGACAACGCGGCCGGCGTTGACCAGATGGCCGGACTCTCCACCCGTGAGAAGTACAAGGTCGTCCTGGACTGCGTCGTTGAAGTACTCGGCGCGGAGAATGTGAAGGAAGCCATCGGCTCCTGCAAGGTTGAAGAGGTTGATCTCAACGACATCACCCTCACCTTCAGGAAGATCGTGGACGCCTACAACAAGCCGCTCCAGGAGTACAGCATGAACGCGAACAGAGCAGACCTGGAGAGCTTGCCTCTTGACCAGATCACGGCTCTGGCCGAGGCGGCCAAGTCCGTGAGCGCTATGCAGGCAGCGGCTCCGGTTAAAAAATGATTGACCTAACGAAGAAGACCCTGCCGAACACGATCACAGTGCAAGGCAGGGCTTATTCTATATACACGGATTTCCGTGTGTGGATGCAGTTCGAGATCTCCCTGAGGGAGCGCCGTGGCGACCTCATCCCGGTCAGTTATTTATTCAAGAATGAAGCGCCGAGCCGGTGCGACGTGCGTGATCTGCTTGCTTTTGCAAGACCGGAGCACGTTCTTCCGAGACCAGTGCGAGGCACGAGCTCGGACGTCATCCTGCTCGACTTCAAGATAGACAGCGACCTGATCTACGCCGCGTTCTTGCAACAGTACGGCGTGGACTTGATTGACGTGCCAGAGCTTCACTGGCACAAGTTCCTCGCGATGCTCAACGGCCTGAGAGGCACGAAGCTCGACGAGGTCATGGGGTACAGATGCTACCAGAAGCAGACAGACAAAGACATCGACCCATACGAAGAAATGAGGGAGGCGTGGGCCATCGAGCGACCGCTTTCCGAAGAAGAGGAGGCTGAGCTTGAGGCTTTCAACGCCGCCTTCTCATAAAAATGACAAGGAGGTGAGGGCTAAGGGCTGACGGTTCTCTATTATTTGACACAAAACTCGACACCAGCGGGCTATCGACCGGACTCTCCGGCATCGGATCCGTCGCAAAAGCTGGCCTCGGCGTAGCGGCGGCAGGCTTCGCAGCCGTGACGACTGCGGCCATCGGTACGACCAAAGCGATCGCCGACGGCGTGAGCCAGACGGCAGCCTATGGTGACAACATTGACAAAATGTCCCAGAAGATGGGCCTCTCCACTGACGCATATCAGGAGTGGGACTTCATCATGCAGCACTGCGGCACCTCGATCGAGGCGCTGAAGCCTTCCATGAAGACACTGGCCAACGCGGCCCAGGACGGCAAGGAAGAGTTCGAGAAGCTGGGGATCTCCCAGGAACAGCTCGCAACTCTCTCCCAGGAGGATCTGTTCGCTCTGACGATCAGCAGACTCCAGGACATGGAGGAAGGCACCGAGAGGACGGCCATCGCGTCGGCACTGCTCGGAAAAGGTGCGACAGAACTGGGCGCACTATTAAATACAAGCGCAGAAGACACTGAAGAGATGCGCCAGCAGGTCCATGACCTGGGCGGCGTTATGTCGGAGGATGCGGTCAAGGCGGCCGCTGCCTTCCAGGACAGTCTTCAGAACATGCAGACGGCCTTCGCCGGACTGAAGAGAGGGCTCTCTGCGGAGCTCCTTCCTGCAGTCACCAAGGCGATGGACGGACTCACGCTTCTGTTCTCAGGCGATAAAGAGGCAGGCCTGAAGAAGATCAGCGAAGGGGTGGACGAGCTCAGTCAGAAGCTCATGGACATGCTTCCGGACATAGTAGAAGTCGGTGGCGAGATCATCATGAGCCTGGCGGATGCTGTCATCGAGAACCTTCCGAAGCTGATCGACACCGGCATGAAGATCATCAACAAACTGATCGACGGATTGATCAAGGCACTCCCGCAACTGCTCCAGGCAGCGATGCAGATCGTCAAGGGTCTCACTGATGCAGTGATCCAGAACCTTCCGATGCTCGTGGAGTGTGCTCTTCAGATGATCATGACGCTGGCGCAGGGTATAGCCGAGGCACTTCCGGAGCTCATCCCGGCCATCATAGACGTGGTTCTTCAGATCGTGGACACACTGATCGACAACCTTCCGATGCTCATCCAGGCGGCGATCACTCTCTTCCTGGGACTCGTGACCGGACTGGTGGAGGCGATCCCTCAGATCATCGAGAAGCTCCCGGATCTGATCACCGGCATCATCAACGCCCTGATCGCAGCGATCCCGCTCCTCATAGAGTGCGGCATCAAGCTCTTCGTGGCATTGATCGAGGCACTTCCGCAGATCATCGTGGCACTCGTGAAGGCCGTGCCTCAGATCGTGAACGCACTCATCCAGGGCTTCATGGATCTCAAGGAGATGTTCTCCGAGAGCGGCGGGAAGCTCATGGACAAGTTAAAAGAGGGCATCATGAACATGCTCTCGAACCTCGTGGCAGCAGGCCAGGCAGTCATCAACGCCGTGCTCACTGCCATCATCAACTTCGTGCAGTCGTTCCTGGCAGCAGGCCAGAAACTTCTCGAGAATGTAAAAACCGGTATCATGAACATGCTCAGCGCGGTGGTCGGAGCAGGCCAGGCAGTGATCCAGGCAGTGCTCAACGCGATCCTAAACTTCGTGCAGAGCTTCCTGAGCGCAGGCCAGAAGCTGATGGACAACATCAAGCAGGGCATCAACAACATGCTCAGCGCGGTGGTCGGAGCAGCCAAGGCGGTCATCAGCGCAGCCATCGACGGCATCAAGAGCTTCTTCGAGAGCATCAAGCAGGTCGGCGGCAACCTCATGACAAAGCTCAAGGACGGCATCAGCGGGATGCTCTCCAGCGTAGTCGACACGGCCAAGAGTATCGGCAAGAACATCGTCGACGGTATCTGGAACGGTATCTCTGCAGGATGGGACTGGCTGAAGGAAAAGGTCGGCGGACTTGCGAAGAGCCTCTTCGACTCTGCGAAGAGTGCGCTGGGTATCTCTTCGCCTTCTAAGAAGTTCCGCTACCTCGGCGAGATGTGCGTGGCCGGCTTCGATGAAGGAGCTGAGGAGCTCATGGACGGCAGTGCCTTCGGCGCAGCAGTCAACAACTCCTTCGCAACCGTAGCGGCCAACACTGGAAGCCTGAACGGCGGCATCTCAAGAGGCCAGACCTTCAACTTCTACGACACACAGACCAGCCCGGATGCTATCCGGAGAAAAGTCCAGAACACGATGACGTTCGGACTCGCAGGAGGTATCTGATTATGGCAAATTTAGTACTCATCCGGGTCGTCCGCTCCGATGGCAAGAACTACACCATCGGAGCCGGGGAGTGGAAGATCCCCTCGGACGGCCTAAAAGGCATAGACTTCCCGTCGTTCTCGCTCTTCTCTGAGAAGAACGCCATCGGAGACGGTGCGCTGCTCTCAGGTAAGCGAGTAAACGACAGAGACGTCCAGGTGACGGCCAGATCGGTCAACCCGAAGCACAACCTGGCCAACCGAACGGAGGCGATCAGCTTCTTCAACCCGAAGTACAGCTTCAAGCTGTACGTCACATACCTGGGCGTGACCAGATGGCTCGACGCGGAGCTCCAGGGCTTCAGCTGTCCATCTGAGAACATATACAGACCGATGCAGATGGTGGTCAAGTTCTACTGCAAGGACGGCTTCATGAAGAGCGTGGACGACTTCGGTCAGGACATCGCGTCCATCGAGCCGGGCTTCGGCTTCCCTTACATCGAGACCCACCTCGACGATGATCCGGTCATCCCCGCCTACGCCGATCTGTACGCCTTCAACCAGGAGGTCACGATCGACAACGACGGCGACACGATGACATACCCGAGGGTGACGATCAGCTTCAACGGCACGACAGTCAACCCGAAGATCTACAAGGACGACTACTTCGTCCGGATCCTGGACACCTTCGACGAGGGCGACGTGGTCGAGATCGACTTCGAGAACTGCACCATCAAGAAGAACGGCCAGAACTGGATCCACTACATCGACAGAGCCAGCACCTTCACGGACATGGGTCTGGGAATGGGCTCCAGCACCTTCGGCTTCGAGGCAGACGACGGCGACAGCCACATGCACGTCTTCCTCTACTTCAACAAGCTCTTCCTGGGCTTATAAGGAGGTGGTGGTGTGAATTTAGCTTTTATGGATGCCAGCTTCGGCATCATCAAGTACATCAAGTACATCAACTTGCAGTGGACGCGCCGCTACTATGAGCCCGGAGAGTTCTCCGTTCAGCTCCCGGCGAGCGAGTACGTCAGCGACGCGGTGTACTTGTACACCAAAGACCGGCCGGAGGTCGGCATCATACAGAAAAGAGAGTACGCCGACGGCTACGATGGCGAGGTCATGCAGCTGAGCGGCTTCTTCTACGAGTACAAGCTCAACGACAAGATCACCTTCCCGCGCTTCGATCGCTCCGGCAACATCGAGGACCTGGCGAGGGCCATCGTGAGCACCTACAAGGCGGACATCCCTCTGCTGCAGCTCGGCCCGATCAACAACCCGAAGCTGGGGACGACGATCACCAAGCAGAGCACCGGCAAGGGCCTCGCGACTGTACTCTATGAAATGTTAAAGACGCAGGAGCTCTCGCTCCGGTGTATTTATGACTACCAGGCCAACACCATGAGCTTCGTGGTGTGGCAGGGCAAGGACAGAACGCAGGACCAGAACACGAACAGCTTCGTGACCTTCTCCGAGTCCTTCAGGAACCTCCAGAACGAGGTCATCACGATCGACAGCTCGAACTTTAAGAACTACGCGGTCGTGATCGGAAACGGACAGTACGAGGAAGGCAACCAGATCGAGGTGGACGTGGATCTGAGAGCTGACTCTTCTGTCTACAAGCAGATCCTCTACGTCGACCAGACCGGCACGATCCTCGACCTGACCAAGCAGACGCGGGCAGAGTACGAGGCGCAGCTGGCGCAGGCAGGCTATGAGGCACTGATGAACTACAAGGACATCACAAACGTGAAGTTCGACACCATCGACCGCGGCCTGACGTACCGCGTCGACTATGACCTCGGAGACAAGTGCGACATCGTCCTGGACTCGATCGCGGAGGCCTACACGGTGAGGATCACCGAAGTGGCCGAAGTGTTCAAGGAAGGACAGCACAAAATCACGCTGCAGTTCGGCGACAAGGTGCCGACTGTCTACACTAAAGCAAGGAGATGATGAACATGCACAAATTAAATGCTTTCCCTTTTACTTCAAAGCTATCGTATGACGAGCATGGCTGGCCTCAGCTCGACAGAGCCGTCACTTCCGAAGTGCTTCGTCAGATCTACAAGCGCTACTTCACGAACGGCGTCTTCGGCATCTCGGACTCGACCTGCTTCCAGGTATCGGTCGCAACCGGAGGCGCTAGCGTAAGCATCGCACCCGGAGCGTGTCAGATCCAGGGCGCGACCGGCTACGAAGAGAACGCAGTGACGCTTGAGATCACACCAAACAGCGCAAACCTTCCAAGGATCGACACCGTCGTGGCAAGGCTCAACGATAACAGCGACTACCGCAGCATCTACTTCGACATCCTCGAAGGGACTCCTGCTGCCGCTCCGGTCGCTCCGGCGCTTACGCAGTCCGACTCCGTCTGGGAGCTGGGCCTCTGCAATATAGCAAGAGCCGCAAACAGTTCAGTGATCACGAACAGCAACATCACGGACACCAGAGCAGACTCCGCCCGCTGCGGCTATGTGACAGCCATCCAGCAGCTCGACACGGCGAGCCTCTACCAGCAGTTCAGGGCATACATCCAGGAAGTCCAGGACGCCCTCGATGCTGCAGATGCAACCTACAACGAGACAGCGCAGAACTACCTCACCACACTGGAGACAACCGGCGACGCTCAGCTGGCCGACATCACGCAGGCCTTCAACGCATACGCCGCAGTGACTGAGGAAGAGTTCAACAACTGGTTCGCCTCGATCCGTGACATCCTCGACGAGGACGTCGCAGGCCACCTGCAGAACGAGATCGACGAACACGAAGACCGTCTGGCCCTCCTGGAGCAGATGGTGATCCAGAACCAGATCTCCGCACCGATCGACCTCAACGAGGTGGAGGGTGGCACGCCTATCCTCTTGACTGATGACCTCGGAGTGGCCCTTCTGGCGGACTGGAAATACAAATACGCATAACAAGATAAGGAGGAACGAAAACAATGTCATCTATTAGTATTCAGACCAAGAAGATCAACGAGCTCGACGAAGCGCTTGCAGTCGGATCCGACAACGATCTCCTGGTGCTCCGTCTCGCTGACGGAACCGGCACCAAGGCCATCACAGTCGGAGCCCTCCGCAAAGCTCTCGCCGGAGACATCTCCGAGCTGGAGACCGAGGACAAGGAGTCCGTGGTCGCTGCAGTCAACGAGATTGTTGAGAGACTCGCATCAGACGAGGAGAGCCTGGAGCCGCTCAACTATGACGGCGCAGGAGCTCACAACGCGATCTACAGAGGCAAGAACCTCGGCACAGCCTTCACAGCAGCACAGTCCGCAGCCATCCGCGACGGATCCTTCAAGGATCTCTACATCGGAGACTACTGGACCATCAACGGCACAGTGTACCGCATCGCAGACTTCGACTATTTCCTCAGATCCGGCGACACCGAGTGCACAGCTCACCACGCTGTCATCGTTCCGGATGTGAACATGGACAACCAGAAGATGAACGACACCAACGTGACCACCGGCGCATACATCGGCTCCAAGATGTACACCACCTACATGGCCACAGCGAAGGCAAAGATCAAGGCAGACTTCGGCAGCACTCACATCCTCGCGCACCGCGAGTATTTAGCGAACGCCGTGGCAAACGGCAAGCAGAGCGCGGGCGCGTGGTATGACTCCGAGATCGAGCTCATGACTGAGTCCATGGTTTACGGTGCGCCTCACTTCGCTCCTGCATGTGACGGCTCGACAGTTCCTGCGAACTATACGATCGGATGCAAGCAGCTCAACCTCTTCAGACATCGCCCTGACCTGATCAGCAACCGCCAGACCTACTGGCTCCGCGATGTTGTTTCGGCGTCTAATTTCGCGAATGTCTACGGCAACGGCGTTTGCAACTACGCCAACGCCTCGAACGCGTTTGGCGTCCGCCCGGCTTTCCCTATCTATTGATCAATAATCGGGGCCCCTTGTGGGCCCCAGATAAGGAGATAGGACGAGCATGTCAGACATACCAAAGAGCGAGCGCTCAGAGTCACGCCTGGAGGCTCAGCACAAGGCCTACAAGATCAGGAAGATGATCACGGCCGAGCTGATGGCTTCCTTCGCCTATTCCAAGAAGAAGCACGAGAAGCACATCCAGGCGATGACTGAACACATCAAAAACGAAGAGGAGAAAAAAGATACCGCGCAAAAGATCCGAGAGCTGGAGGAAGATTTCGACTGCTGGTTCATCAGAAAAGAGCGGGAGAGGATCCTGGACTTCACTCAGGGCATCGCGTCACACCTTCGCGCCGCGAATACGATCTGGCCAACCTACAAGGCCGAGTTCGTAGAGCGCCGCCTGGAAATGGACAAGGCGCTGGAGTGCTGCAACCAGCTCCAGGACGAGCTGCAGTACCTTGTGGAGACTCTTCCGGCCGACATCAACAAGTACACCGCCATCGTGCGGGAGATCGACGCCGAGTTCAACCTGATCAAAGCGCTCAGACAGTCAGACAACCGCTTCCTGAAGCATCTGAAAGATAAATAAACACAGCGGGCATCCTCTGTACAGCGGATTGTTTCGGCGTCTAATTTCGCGAATGTCAACAACAACGGCAATTGCAACTACAACAACGCCTCGAACGCGAATGGCGTCCGCCCGGATTTCACAGACGCACACATCGGGCAAGCTCCCGCGTGCGTAAATGGGAAAGGAGAGGCTGTCCCTTCCGGGGACCTTCCCGGATAAATGCTGACCACGACGGGCTGCAGTTACGACTTCGGCTCTACGCGTGGTTCTTTTTTATGGAGAAATGAATGTATTTTATGATGCGAACGAGATCTACGAAGCAGGGACCAAGGCGATCAAGAGCAGCCCCTTCAAGTATGGGACGCAGCTCTACGAGATGAACCACCTGCTGGAGACGGCCAAGATCCAGGAGGGCATGATGAACCGGACCTTCAAGTTCGACAAGGGCCGCAAGCATGTCATCAAGGAACGCGGCAAGGCTCGCTTCATCACAAGCGACACGATGAGAGTGAAGTCCGTCAACCATCTCGTCTGCGACAATGTACTGATGCCGGCCACGGAGCCGTACCTGATCTACGACAACGGCGCCAGCCGAAAAGGCAAGGGCGTCTCGTTCCACCGTCAGCGCTTCGAGTACCACCTGCACCAGTACTACAACCGGCACGGAAGCAACGAGGGCTACATCCTCCTGATCGACTTCTCCGGCTACTATGCGAATATCCTGCACGACAAGTGCATGGAGACGCTGCTGGCCTTCCTGCAGAAGTCCCTCACGGATGAAGAAGAACTTGCGACCACCGAGTGGCTCCTCAGGGAGCTCTTCAAGACCTTCGAGGTGGATGTCTCAAGGTTCTCCGACGAGGAGATCGAGAGCTTCTACAAAAGCAAGGTCGACCCGATGCTGAACGAAGGCATCAACCCGATCACCCTCCCAGGGCGCAAGATGCTCAAGAAGGGCGTCGACATCGGGAGCCAGCCTTCTCAGAACATCGGCATCGTCTACCCGTACCGGATAGACAACTACGCGAAGATCGTCAAGGGCGTGAAGGCGTACGCCCGCTACACTGACGACTTCCACGCCATCCATGAGTCGAAGGAGTTCCTGGAAGAACTGCTGGAGGGCATTAGACGGATCGCCGAGGAGTACGGCCTGATCATCAACGAAAAGAAGACCAGGATCGTGAGGCTCGACAGCTTCTTCCGCCATCTGCAGATCGGCTACTCACTGCAGAAGAGCGGCAGGCTGATCCGGAAGATCAACCCGAAGGCCATCACCAGAGAGCGCCGGAAGCTCAAAGCATACAAGCGCAAGCTCGACAAGGACGAGATGCCCTACGAGGACATCGAGAACGCCTTCAAGGGCTGGATGGGCGGCAACTATAAACGCATGTCACGGAAACAGATCACGAACATGTTCGTGCTGTATTATCAACTTTTTGAAAGGAGACCAACATGGAAAAAAAGACATGGAAGATTACGCTGGCTGATGGTTCAGTCCTTGAGGACCTTCAGCTGAACGGCAACAACTTCATCTCAGCGAGAAGAGTGCAGGAGGAGGACTTCGGGGACGGCAAGCTCGACCACGTCATCATCGACGGACCCGACGGAGAGCATGAGGAGCACGACAACATGGCGCTCGTGCAGATCACCGAAGTCAACGCGGACTACTGGTTCGTGCTTCGTGAGTATTCTGCGCAGGAGATCTGGCAGGCGAAGATCAACTCGAACGTTGAGTACATCGCCATGATGGCGGACATTGATCTGGAGGAGGTATAAAGCTATGGCAAAAAACACTACAACCGAACACAGCAAGAACTTCGAGAAAGTGAAGAACTACTACGACAGACGCCTCTGGGGCATCACTCGCGTGCGTAACGCAGTAACAAACCCGAAGTCGGGCCCCTGGATCACTGCCGAAGAGTTTGAAGAGATCACCGGCCAGCCTTATGAGCCGGCCGAAGAATAAGGAGGGCCCTGATCATGGAGACGATCATCTCTGGAGTTATTAGTGCGATAGCTGCGATCGTGGTCTGCGTCATAAACCAGACCACACAAGCGCGCAAGACTGAGGCTCTCATATCTTACAAACTGGACGAGCTGACGAAGCGCGTGGACAAGCACAACAACGTCATTGAGCGCACATACAAGCTCGAGGAGCTGACCGCCGTCCAGGAGGAACAGATCAAGGTGGCAAACCACCGCATTGAAGATTTAGAGAGAGCACAAAAATGAAGAAAAACAAGAGAAAAATCGAGACGTCGAAGATCCTCTTGATTGTTTCGGACGTTATGGCGGCGGCTGTCCTCATCGGGACGGTCGTCGCAGTGTTCGTCCTTCAGGATGCGACGCCTCTGGCCTATCTCATCCCCGCAGTGTTTGGCCTGGCGGCAACCAGCCACGGCTTCTACTACTGGAAGGCCAAGGCGGAGAACCTCAACAAGTGGGGACAAGGCGACAAGGTAACAATGAAAGAAGAGGAGGACCCTACACAATGGACTGGTTGATCAATAACTGGTATTTAATCGTGGCAGCAGGCGCCGTCATCGGGGCCGCTGTCTTCGCTGTCCGTAAGTTCTTAGGACTTCCAACGGAGCAGCAGATCAGAAACTTCCAGGAGTGGCTCAAGTGGGCCGTGGCTGAAGCCGAGAAGCAGCTCGGAAGCGGCACCGGACAGCTCAAGCTGCGCCTGGTCTATGACATGGCCGTGGAGAAGTTCCCCTGGATCACGAAGCTCGTGACCTTCGAGGAGTTCGCGATGTGGGTGGACGAGGCTCTCATCTGGCTGAACAAACAGCTGGAGAGCAACAAGGCGGTCATCAGCATGATCAAGGGAGGCGATGACAATGGCAACAGCAGCACAAGCAGCTAATTTTATAGCAAAAATCGGACCACTCGTTCAGAAGTACGCCAAGGGCAGCGGGTACAAGATCGCCAGCACGGTGATCGCGCAGGCCTGCTGCGAGAGTGCCTTCGGAACGTGTGCACTGTCCAAGTATCACAACTACTTCGGGATGAAATGCGGAAGCGCATGGAAGGGCCCGAGCGTCAATATGACGACCAAGGAGGAGTACCAGGTCGGCACGTTGACGACGATCAAGGACAACTTCAGAGTGTACAACTCTATGGAGGAGGGCGTCGCCGGGTATTATGGCTTCATATCTGCGAGCAGATACGCCAACCTGAAGACGGCCACAACTCCGAGAGAGTACGCGGAAAGACTGAAGGCTGACGGCTATGCCACCAGCTCGACTTATGTCAACACGCTGATGAAGATCGTCGAGACTTACAACCTCGCAAAGTTCGACGACTTCAGCGCAGAGGCGCCAGTCTCTTCAGCTCCTTCCGTCAATACAAACAAGGGCCCGACCTTCAAAGTCGGCAACAACTACACCCTCGGCGTGGAGCTGAACGTCCGCAAGGGTCCCGGCACGAACTTCGCGAAGAAGAGCTGGAACCAGCTGACAGTGGACGCAAAGAGACACGACAAGGACAGAGACGGCGCGCTGGATCCCGGCACGGTCGTCACTTGCCTGGAGGTCAAGAAGGTCGGCGCGAACATCTGGATCCGCTGTCCTTCCGGATGGCTCGCCGCTTATTTCAACGGCAAGATCTACATCGAATAATTAAATAAAATAATAGGCCCAGGAGCTCCTCGCTGCTCCTGGGCCTTTTCTCTTTTTTATCCTGCTACCCGATGCGCTCAGGATAAAAAGGAGAGCATCAAAGCATAATAAAAAGGGTCTCGCCGTCCCATGTGGCTGACTGGATCACCTCCCTGGCGATCTCGTTCTTCTCTTCCATCGTGAAGTTGTCAAAGTTGGCCAACATCTCACAGATCAGGAGCCGCTTCTCCTGGGCGTTCCTGAGGGTCACGGCGTTCCTTCTTTTTTCCTGCAGAGCTTCCGCCTCTGCTCTTTTTAATGTGGCAAGCTCCACGTCCAGCTTCTCGATCTCGGCCACGATATACTTTGCGGCGGGCCCGTTCTTCGCAGATCCCAAAGATGCGACCAGCCGGTCGATCTTCTTCTCAGTCTCCTGGATCTTCTTTTTGTTTTTGTCGCCGGATCCGGTGGTCTGCTTCTCCTCTTTTATGTATCTTTTCACGACATCCGGGTCGTGTTCGATCTCCCGGAAGATCTCCAGCACCTTTTCGTCCAGGAGCTCCGCCTTGATCTGGCCCATGTCACAGTCGCCGGCTCTCTCCCTCCGCGGGCACTTGTACCAGGTCGAGACAGTTCCGTCGACCTTCTTTTTTCTGGCCAAGCCCATGAGGCGGCCACACTTGCACCGGAGCACTCCCTTGAGCAGAGTGGTCTCGTGCTTCATTGTTTTGTCGATTTTTTTCCGGCCGAAGTGATCCTGCACCTGCAGCCATCGCTCCGCTGACATGGTCGGCTCGTGGTAGCCTATGGAGACACGCCACTCTTCCGGAGGTGCCTGGACGTGCTTCTTCTTCCGGTTCACTCTCTTCTCAGTGGTTCGGCCGTACACCATGACACCGTGCTGACCGTCCCAGAGCTCCCGGGGGCTTCCTTCGTCCATGATGCAGCCGAGCTCCTGGAAGTAGTCGAAGATCTCCGGAGTGTCGGCAACGCAGAACGGGCTCCTGAGGATCTGATGGAGCTGGGTGGTGGATAGGAAGGCGCCACGCTGGGAGCGGATGCCCTGCTGCCGGCAGTATGTCTCCAAGGCCTGCAGGGAGAAGTCGTTCGTGAGGAGTATGTCAACCAGTCGCTCCTTCTCTTCATGCTGTTCGTCGTTTTTGACGAGCGTTTTGTGCTTCTTCGCTCCCAGATCGACCTCTACGATGTCATAACCGAACGGGGCCATGCCACCACACCAGAAGCCTCTGGCCGCGAGGTGGTTCATGCCGTCCCGGATCCTGATGGAGTCGTTCCCGATCTCGATGCCGGAGAAGATCACCGCGAGGTACATCATCGCCTCACCGATCGGTGTGGTCGTGTCGATGCCGTCCTTCACGGTCACGAACTTGACCTCGTGCTCCTTCAGATAAGTGTAGAACGTGCAGAAGTCCATCATGTCGGAGCAGACGCGGTCGATGCGGTAGATCACGACGCAGTCGATCAGGCCTGCACCTACATCCTCGCGTAGTCTGTTCATGGCGGGGCGGTCGATGTCGCTCCGGACATAGCCGTCGTCTTCGTATGGCGTGACAGTGGTCACATCATCGAAGACGCGGTCGATGTACTCCTGGCAGGCCGACAGCTGCATCTTGACACTGTCAGACGTGTCGGTGAAGTATGACTTGCGCGTATATATCCCAAAATTCAAGGCAGAGTCCTCCCTTCTATATTGAGAACCCTGCACAAAAATGTTATAATGTGGCCGTGTAGAGCGCACTCGCAAGAGTGCAGTGTTCTCGCTTCATGTCCGTCGCTGTTCCCGCAGCGGCGGGCTTTTTTTTATTCTTTTACGCGGAGAACCGCGCAGGCGGCCAGCTTCGTGTCATAGCTGGCCAAACGGTAGGCCTTCAAGATCTCCAGCTCCTTCGGAGTAACCTCCAGCAGGATGTCAGCGTTCTCAGGATCCACACCTTCGCCGCATAGTCTCACGACCATGTCGCTCTGGCCGAGCAAGTACATCATGTCGACGTTGAAATAGTCGGCCAGTTTTTCATAAACTTCCAGGGACGTCTCTCCAGCGGGCCGGCGCACGCCTCTCTCATAACCGGAGATCGTCTGCTTATTTACTCCAAGCAACTCGGCAAGATCTTCCTGGGTGACGCCCTTCTGATCGCGTAAAAACTTCAATCTTTCGCCAAAAGTCGCCATTTTGAGCACCTCCTTCCGCGTCAGTAAACTTTTTGCTTATTTCCCTATTGACAATTATAAGCGAATTGTTTACTATATACAAGTAAGCGTTTTGCTTACACGATAAAAACGGAAGGAGGACGAAGCAGTGACAAGCACTAAACTCGACGCGGCAGTGATCGGACAGAAGCTCCGCATCTTGCGAGGCGATCGCCTGCAGCAGGAAGTCGCGGACGCGGTGGGCGTGTCAAAGATGGCCATCTCATCCTATGAGAACGGAGACAGAGTCCCAAGGGACGAGATCAAGGTCAAGCTGGCCCAGTACTTTGATGACACAGTCGAAAATATTTTTTTTACCGAAATGTAAGCGTTTTGCTTATATAGGCGCGGGAACGCCGGAAGGAGGAAGCGAGAACATGGAAAACAAACAACATATTTGTGATTTACTCACCGAGACACTGAGAGCTACACGAGACCAGTCAGATCTGAAGCTCATCCGCTACGAGGAAATAGGTCAGGATCACCAGCAGGTGGTTCTTGAATATGAGAACGGAGGCTTCCGTTCCGTGAACGTGTCACTTGACTCCGGGATCGCGATGGTCCGCGACATCCTGAGAGCTCTGCAGTGAGGAGGTGGCCAAGATGAACACCATCCAGGAGATCAAGAGAAGGATCCACAGAGTCATCGAGATCGAGAGAGGCATCACTCAGCGAGAGATCGACGACTTCGAGACCAAGATGCACGACAACGACTTCGTCTACGGCCTCGGCGGCTTCCATGACAGATATGAGAAGTGCATCGAGAAGCGCCAGGCACATCTTGACGAGCTCGAAGCCATAGACAAGCAGGCAGGGAGCGCACTGCTCACCGAGACCCTCGTCCTCTATCCGTTCTGGTGCCCGACTTGTCAGCTGGAGATCCTCCTGAGAGGAAGCCAGTGCCGGAACACCTTAGAGGGCGACGTCATAGACTGCCCGATCTGCAGCAGAACACTCTGGAGATCGGCGAGATCGAAACACTGGGAGATAGTCAGGGGAAGCGAAAAGGCGGAGGTGAGCAGATGAGAACGTTCTGGACAGTATATCCGGATGATCCGGATCTGAAGCCTCAGCACTTCACCACGAAGCGCGAGGCGCAGGAGTGGGCGGACGGCCTCTGCTGCAGCTACTACATCGAGCACATTTAGGAGGTGGCCATGAAGAAGAGGGAGATCAAAGTGAAAATCACATACACCGAAGGCTACAAGGAGCGCTTCACAGCGGCCTGCGTAAAAGTGGCCAGGAAGAGGGTGAGCTCATGAGAAGAGAAGACCCGAAGACGCTCGTCAACAGCTTCCTGCTGGGGCTCGTGATCGCACTGATCGCGGCGGCAGTCCTCCGGCCCTTATATGAAAAGGAGCAAGCCGAGAGGAAGAAGATCGCTGAGGAGTGGGTGCAGGAACAGATCAGAGCCGACAGAGCCTACAAGCTCGAAGTCGAAGCAGAGAAGGCCCGCTGGGAAGCGATCGAAGAAGAGGAGAGGCTCGCCACTATCACAGAGAACGCGACAGAAGCCGCTGAGGTCATCTTCGACGACACCCGGATCCCGGACGACATCGAAGAAGCCGCCAGGAAGTGGGGCGAGGTTTACGACATCGAGCCGGAGTTCCTGGAAGCCGTAGCCTGGGCCGAGAGCAGGTTCGATCCTGAAGCAGTCAACGGTGGCTGCGTCGGATTGATGCAGGTCTCACCTTACTGGCACCACGATCGGATGGAGCGCCTCGGAGTAGACGAGGACGGGCTCTACACAGTAGACGGGAGCATGGCCGTCGCGGCCGACTACTTCCGCGAACTTATGGACACCGGCAACGACACCTACTGGGTGCTTATGACATACAACGGCGACAGCAGAGCGCCGAGCTACCTGAAGTTAGAGGAGGGGCCGTCAGAGTACGCTCTGATCATATACGACCTGACCTTTGAACTTATAGAAACACACAAGGAAGGAGGAAGCGCGTCATGGCTGGAGTATTAAAACATGCACAGCGAAGTCGCAGGAGCTACAAGAACCATCAGATGATGGCCGGAAGTTTTGCCAGAACTTCAGCAGCTACCGCGACAGTGAAGCAGGCCAAGAAGACCCAGGGCATCCTGGAAGGCCTGAAGAACCTGGTCACACACAACACAGCGAACAAGTAGAAAAGGAGGAAGTGAGAACATGCAGATAGTTGTGACTTTTAACGACTTCGAGGAGATGGAAGCCTTCGCTCAGAAGGTCCTCGAAAAGAAGCAGCCACTCACAGCCAAAGAGCTGAACGAGTCGGCCAAGAAGACAGAGGCGATTATAAACGCCGCAGAAGCAAAAGAGGAGGCCGAGAAGAAGGCCAAAAAGGAAGAGGCGAAGAAGTCCTCACCTAAGACAGAAAAACCCGCAGAAGAGGCTCCTGCGCAGTCAGACGAGCCCGCTGAGGAGCTCCCATTCAGTGAAGACAAGAAGGAAGCGCCTGCTGCCGACGTAGGAGAGACAGAGGTCAAGGTCTTGCTCTCCAAGAAGCTCAAAGCCGGCAAGAAGGCAGAAGTCAAGGAACTGTTCGGCAAGTACGGCGTCGAGAAGCTCTCCGAGCTCGTAGAGAAGCATCCGGATCAGCTGGGCGCCTTCTACAAAGAAGCGGAGGAGATATAAATGGCAGCACCAAGCGCACATGCGACACTATCAAGCAGTAGCGCTCATCGCTGGATCCCCTGCCCTGGTTCCGTGAAGCTGGGCTCGCAGTTCCCATCATCGTCTTCCATATATGCAGACGAGGGAACGCTGGCTCACGAAGCGGCGGAGCAGATGATCAAGACCGGCAAGGTCAGCGCTGCACACAAGAAGAAGATCAACCAGTTCTACGAAGAGAACCCCGGACTCGGCGGAAACGCTGACCAGATGATCAAGACCCTGGAGCCGTACGTCGAGTTCGTCAAGGAAGAGTTCGCAGAGCAGAGCCACATCGACCCGGCCACTGAGCTCATGACAGAGCAGAGGGTCAACCTCACGCAGTGGATCCCGGAGGGCTTCGGCACCTCCGACGTGGTGATCATCCGCACGGGCCGCTTGCACATCATCGACCTGAAATATGGGAAGGGCGTGCCGGTCTTCGCGGAGAGCAACCCGCAGCTGAGACTCTACGCACTCGGCTCCCTGGATCTGCTCGACGCGGTCTACGACGTCAACGAGGTGGTCATGACAATCTACCAGCCGAGACTGGACAACGTCTCCACCGACAAGATGCCCGCCTCTGAGCTTTACAACTGGGCCGAGGAAGTGGTCAGACCTGCAGCACTGCTCGCACTTACTGACAACGCACCGATGACAGCCGGAGACTGGTGCCAGTTCTGTCCGGCAAGGAAGACCTGCAGGACAAGGGCCAACACCTACACCGATCTGATGCACTACATGACCGAGAAGTGCCTGACAGTCGACGAGATCGCTGAGCTCCTCGGCAAGGTCGACGGCCTCGTGAAGTGGGCCGAGGATCTGAAGGACGGAGCACTCACGAGAGCCCTCGAGGGCGAAGAGTTCCCTGGCTGGAAGGTAGTCGAAGGACGAAGCAACAGAAAGTACAGCGGAACGGAGGAAGAGATCGTCCGCCAGTGCGAGGGCGCAGGATATGACAGAGCCCTCCTCTTCGAGACGAAGCTCCTGACCGTCACAAACATGGAGAAGCTCATGGGCAAGAAGCAGTTCGCGGAAGTCCTGGGCGGATATGTAGAGAAGCCGCAAGGCAAGCCAACACTCGCGCCGGAGAGTGACAAGCGTCCGGCATTAACCAACAACAGCGCCGCGGAAGACTTCGCGGATGAATAAAACCATAGGAGGATAAGACAATGGCAAGTAGAAACGGTACTAAAGTAATCACGGGGGAGGTTCGCTTCAGTTATCTGCACGTTTTCGAGCCTTATGCAGGAGTGCAGGGCCAGGAGGAGAAGTACAGCGTGTGCCTTCTCATTCCTAAGAAGGACAAGCAGACCATCGCACTCATCCAGGAGGCGATCGCAGAGGCTACTGACGCAGGACAGACATCCAAGTGGGGCGGCAAGGTTCCAAAGAACTTGAAGCTCCCCCTCAGAGACGGAGACACTGACAAGGATCTCGACGAGAACCCTGAGTACGAGGGCATGTTCTTCCTCAACTGCTCAAGCAAGAGACAGCCGGGCCTTGTAGACTCTCACAAGCAGGAAATCATGACAAGCGACGAGCTGAAGAGTGGAGACTGGGGCAAGGCTTCCATCAACTTCTTCCCGTTCTCAGCATCCGGCAACAACGGCGTCGGCGTAGGGCTTAACAACCTTATGAAGACAAAGGACGGCGACAGCCTCGGCGGCGGTTACACCAAGGCAGAGGACGACTTCGAGGGAGAATTTGAGGACGAAGATGGTCTCCTCGATTGAGTTAGGGATCGACATCGAGACCTTCAGCTCCGTGGACATCAAGAACGGGGCCTACGCATACGCGGAGGCCCCTGATTTTGAGATACTTCTGATCAGCTACAAGTTCAGCGACGAGGACAGCATCAGACTCATAGATCTGACAGAGCACGCGCCAAACTATGCGCCGGGAGATCCGGACGCTCGCTTCTGGCAGGCGCTCACAGATCCGGCAGTGATAAAGACAGCATACAACGCCAACTTCGAGAGGACGTGCCTCGCTAAACATACGGGCGAGGCGATGCCTCCGGAGCAGTGGCGCTGCACCATGATCCTCGCGGTCCAGCTCGGCCTCCCTCGTGCCTTGAAGGACGTCGGCCCCGCTCTGGGGCTCTCTGAAGAAGAGCAGAAAAAGAAGACGGGCGCAGCACTCATCCAGTACTTCTGCAAGCCCTGCAAGCCTACCAGGACAAACGGCGGCAGAACGAAAAACACAGCAATCAACGCTCCCGAGAAGTGGGAGCTTTTCAAAGAATATAACATCCAGGACGTGGCCACAGAGCAGATCATCCTGAAGAAGCTCAGGGAGTTCAAGCCTGACGCTTCGGAGCAGGAGCTCTGGAACCTCGACCAGGAGATCAACGACAGAGGCGTGCTTCTCGACATCGACATGGCCGAGAAGATCGTGGGCTTCGATACCAGAAGGAGCGAAGAGCTCCTGCAGGAGTCCATCGACATCACCGGGCTCAAGAACCCGAACAGCCTCGCACAGCTCAAGCCCTGGCTCCAGTCTCACGGTCTTCCGGTGGACTCGCTCCGCAAGGACGACGTCTCCAGCATACTGGAGGATCCGGACATCTCTGACGAGGTTCGGAGAGTTTTGGAGATCAGGCAGGCGCTCGGCAAGACCAGCGTCAAGAAATACCAGACCATGATCGACATCGCGAGCCATGACGACAGAGCTCACGGCATCATGCAGTTCTACGGAGGCCACACCGGAAGGTGGGCGGGCCGTTCCCTGCAGCCGCAGAACTTAGTCCGGAACACGATGCCGGACGAAGAGCTCGACGCAGCCAGGGAGCTCGTCAAGATGGGAGACTTTGAAGGCCTCGAGATGCTCTTCGGAGAACCTGCGGAGATCTTCTCCCAGCTCGTGCGCACGGCCTTCATACCTTCACCGGGCAACCGGTTCGTCGGGGGTGACTTCTCAGCCATAGAGGCGAGAGCGCGCGCATGGATCGCAGGGGGGGGGGGGCCCGTGGAGG